ATTTAAGTAATTCAACTCCTTATGAAATCAAATTAGTAGAGTTATTTAAACAGGCTAAATCAAGAAATGAAGAATCTTTCATAGAGATTATTTAATATATAAGTTTAATCAATTAAAATTAAAGTATTATGGCAAAGAAATGTGCAAAGAAGCCTTGTAAGAAAGGTAAGAAGTGCTAATTAAGTTAAATCATTAATTGTATTTAAATAGGTAATGAATGTATTAAAATGATAACACCATCCTTAATAAAAGGATGGTATTAAATACAGAAGACTTAAGACTTCTGAGAGACTTGATTATAGAATAATGTCTATATAAATAATTTATTAATAAGCAATAAGTAAAGTATTTTATTTATTGCTTATTTTTTATATTTACACTATTTTTGTCGAAAATATAGAGAAGTATGGAAGAATTTGATATTAATAACATCTTGAATAATCCTTCAGATATTGAAGCATTATTCAATGGTTCAAATACTAATGAACCTCAAGTAAATGATGTAGCTACTTCAACTACTTCAACTACTTCAACTGGTAATGATGGAGTAAATGAAGAAAATAATGAAGATAAAAACAATTTAGAGAATAATATTACTGAGTCCCCTAAATCTATTGAAGAAATTTTTGGGACAGAGAGCGTAGGTAATGAAGATAATGAGAATAAAGGAAAAGAGCCATCTTCTTCTAAAGAAGGTACTTCTCCCAACAATAAAAACTTCTACTCTTCCATTGCCAGTGCTTTAAAAGAAGATGGTATTTTTCCTGATATTGATGATGAATCATTAGCTAAAATTAAAACTCCTGAAGATTTTGCTGAAATGTTTGAAAATCAAGTACAAGCTAAACTTGATGAAAAACAGCAAAGAATTGACAAGGCACTTAATTATGGTGTAGAATTAACAGATATTCAGAAGTTTGAATCTACTATTGATTACCTTGATAAGATTACTGATGATATTATTTCTGATGAGTCTGAACAAGGAGAAAATATTAGAAGGCAAATGATTTATAATGACTTTATTAACAGAGGTTATTCTAAAGAAAGAGCTGAAAGAGAAATTAAAAAGTCATTTGATTCAGGTTCAGATATTGAAGATGCCAAAGAAGCACTACAAAGCAATAAAGAGTTTTACAAGAAGTCTTATGATAAACTTGTAAATGAAGCTAAGTTGGAAGCAGAGAATGCTAATAAACAGATGAAGGAAGACTCTGAAAAACTTAAGAATAGTATTCTCAATGACTCTAAAGTATTTGGTGATTTACAGATAGATACTACTACAAGAAGAAAGGTTTTAGATAATATTTCTAAGCCAGTATATAAAGACCCTAATACAGGTAAATTACTTACTGCAATTCAAAAGTATGAAGCAGAAAATAAACTTGATTTTATTAAGAATGTAGGTCTGCTTTATACTCTTACTGATGGATTTAAAAACCTTGATAGTCTTGTAAATAGTAAAGTTAAGAAAGAAACTAAAAAAGCAATGAGAGAATTGGAAAACACTATTAACAATACTTCAAGATACTCTGATGGCAATCTTAAATTTGTTTCTGGTGTGAGTGATGACAATGAATCTTACATTGGTAATGGATTCTCTCTAGATATTTAATTTTTATAACTAAAATATATTTTAATTATGCCAGGACAATTAGGTAGATTTCAAATGGTTGGTTTTCAGGGTTGGTCATCTACTGTTACTAAGCAGAATCACTTGGGACAGATTTTTCAACTCCAACCTCAAAAGGCAACTAATTTAATGGTGCAGTTACTTGCACTTCACAGAGGTAAGACTTACGAGACTTTCCTTAGTAAGTACCCTACTAAAGAGTTTGAAGATGACTCAGAGTATACTTGGGACATCATTGGTAGTTCAAGGAGGAATATTCCTCTTGTAGAAGCAAGGACAGCTGATGGTACTGTTGTTACAAAAGATATGACAGTAGGTGCTGGATTTGAACCTTTTTATCTTGTATTCCCTGAAGATTGGTTTGGTCACGGCGAAATTTTGTGGGGTTCACTTAATGAGCAATATCCAGTTAGGGTATTAAGTGATAATGCACGATTTGAGGGAACTAATGCAGTTTACAAAGTTGAGTGCTTTGGTTCAAATTCTAAGGGTATTCCAGGTTCTTTACTCCTTGCTGGTGAAAGATTCTCTCCTGCTTATGCTGCTGTTGAAAATGACTTCTCAAGGAAGGCTGGTGCTGTAAGATATGCATCTCCTGCTTCTATGAGGAATGAGTGGACTACTATCCGTATTTATAAGAAGGTTGGTGGTAATATGCTCAACAGGAAGTTGGCAGTTGGTATTCCAGTAACTAAGGACACTGCTGGTCTTAAGATGGAAAAGACTGTTATGAATATGTGGATGCACTATGAGGATTGGGCAGTTGAGCAACAGTTCTCTGAGTATAAGAATAATGCAATTCTTTGGGGTGTTTCTACAAGGAATAACAATGGTGAGTACTACAACTTAGGTGACTCAGGTGAGCCAATTAAGACAGGTGATGGTCTCTTTAAGCAAATGGAAAGAGGTAACACTATGTACTACAATAGTACTGATGGTGTTATGAAGATGTTACTTGATGCACTTTATGAACTTTCTGCTGCTAAGTTAACTTATGGTGAGAGAAGGTTTGTAGTATGTACAGGTGAAAGAGGTGCTCTTATCTTTAATAGGGAAGCCAAGAAGATGACTTCAGGATGGATGCCTTTGATGTCAACTCAGAATCCTGCTTATTTTAGCAAGAAGGCTACTGACTATGCAGCACAGAATGGTCTTTCAGTAACTGATTATCAGGTAACTGAATGGAAGGCTCCTAATGGAGTTATTGTAGAACTTCAAGTAGACCCTATGTATGATGACCCTGTAAGGAATAAAGTACTTCATCCTGAGGGAGGAGTTGCTTTCTCTTATAGGTTTGATATCTTTGATATGGGTACTATGGACCAGCCTAATATTTTCAAGTGTGCTATTAAGGGACAAACTGAGTTCCGTGGATATAGATGGGGCTTAAGAAATCCTTGGACTGGTCAAATGGGTAACAGCTTTATGAGCTTTGATGAGGACTCTGCTGAGTTCCACAGAATGGCTAAGTTTGGAGTTTGTGTACTTGACCCTACAAGAACCCTTTCACTTATTCCATCAATTCTTCAGTAATTGATAATAAAAGAAATTTAATAAATAATAAGGGGTATTAATATACCCCTTATTAAAAATTAAAAGGGAGAAATAAAAATGGGAGCATTAAAAAATTGTTTAAAAAACGAAAGAATTTTAGTAAGATTTGTACCAAAAGAAGATTCAAATATTACAAATCCTAAGCATATTCTTTATGGTGGTATGGCAGAAGGTGCTGTCAAGTATTATACAGTACCTATATTAGCATCGACAGGAACTTATAAGAATATACTTACAGATGATGAAAAGGCATTTCTTGAGTCTTATATGGGACTTGAATATAATGCTTTATCAGTATATAATAAAACTAACAACTTTTGGGCAAACTTTACTGTAAGGCTAACTAAACACGATAATTATTTGGATTTATCAGACCCAAATGATTATATTAAGTATAAGGTTCTTTTGGCTAATACTGATTTTATTGCAGATTCTTTAAGGACTCTTAATGACCACCCTAAGGCAACTTATCAATTTGTAATGATTAAAGAAGGTGAGTCTGAAAAGAGAGAAGAAGAAAAGATGTCAGTAACTATGAAGTGCTATAAAGAATATGGTAAGATTGAAGATGACAATGATACTTTAAGATGTATTATTGAACTTATTGACAATAGACCTATTGCAAAGAATACTAAGAGTGAGTTCTTAAAGAGTAGAATTAACTCATTAATTCAGGCTGACCCTAAGTTATTCTATAACATTATTACTGATGAATATCTGAATAATAAAGTTCTTATTAAGACTGCTACTGAGGAAGGAGTTATCAAGAGAAGAAATAATTTATATTACTTTGAAGATACACCACTTTGTCCAGATGGAACAGAGTCAACTTTAAGTGTGGCAGCAGAATACATAGGACTTGGTAAGAATCAGGATTTAAAGTTAAGGATTGAAGCACTTTTAAATAAGGCTAAAGAATAAAAATAATTAAGATAATAGTATATGACTACACAAGAATTTAGTCCTGAATTTGACTTATTATATAATAATATTTCTTCAAATCAAGCACCGGGTTTAACTGAATATGAAAAGAGCATTTTTCTTACTCAAGCACAAGAAGAAATAGCACTTGGTTTATATGAAGGTAAATATGGTGAATCTTTTGAAGGAACTGAAGAAATGAGAACATATCTTAATCCTCTTATATTAAATAAAGTATATGATGAAATTGTAGATAATGAATGTGATTTACCTGAGGATTATTGGTATATGGTTTATGAATCAGCATTAATTTCAGACCCCTCATTTAATTGTAAAGATTCTGATGGTCATACTACTAATTACAAAGAAGTCTATGTATATCCTGTAACTCTTGATACTTTATATAAGACAAAAGAAAGTCCTTTTAGGGGACCAAATTCAAGAAGAATATTAAGAGTTTATACAAGTGATTTTAATGTCAGTGATAGTACCGCTTCATTATCTAATAAGACAGTTCATCTTTATTCAAAATATCCTATTGTAGAATATAGGATAAAATATTTAAGAAAGCCTGTTCCTATTATTCTTGAAGATTTACCTGATGGTTTAACTATTGATGGTGAAACTAAAAAGACTGAATGTGAATTATCAGAGACTTTACATAGAATTATCTTAAGAAAAGCAGTTGAGTTAGCAAAACAAGTTTGGGTAAAATAATAATAATAATTTAATATATATTAATTTATGGCAGTATTTAGTACAAATCAAGTAAGACAACTTTATGTAGTTGATAATGTTGCTTCATCAGAAAGTGCTCTTGCAACAGCAGGGGATGTCTTTGCTAAAAAGAGTGGAGATGACATTTATTTCAAGTATGTAGGTGCTCTTGGTGATACAATGAGGACAGATATTGTAAATCAAAAGCAACTTATTTATACTTCTGTTGCTACATCTGATAAGCTGGCTTACAAACTTAAGGGTCAAAAGATTACTCTTAACCCTAATGTAAATGGCGGTGCACCTATTGAGGGTAGGGATTACCTTCTCAGGGTTTTATTCAGTGAATACATTGGTATTTCACCTGTTGATAAGACTCTTAAATATGGTACAGTACATATTACCCCAGGTATGACAGCATCAGATTTTTATGCTGAAATGGCTTATTCTCTTATGCAATCACAAAAGAAGGAGCCTAATCCTATTATGAATGTTGCAGTAATTGTAAGTGGAACCTTTGAAGGTAATGAGATTTCAGATACTGACACTCTTCAAGATGTAAAGGATATGGGTACTATTGAAGGTATTGTTATTTATGAAGCAGGTCAACCTTGGCATCTTGGTGTTATGCCTCAGGGTGTTATTAAGATTGATGCTCAAGTAGCAAGAATTACTTACAATGGTGATGATTCTATCTTCTGGGGTGTAGTTGAAGATGCTACAATGCCTTCTTCTTATGTACTTCCTGAAGGTCAGAAGATTGCTGACCTTGAGTACTTCTGTATGGGTGAAAGAGGTGACCAATATAGGAATGCTGGTTGGCCTAATGTAATTCCAACAAAGTACCTTGTTGACCCTACAGCTGAGTATGACCTTTATACTATTCACTATGCTTATGTAGGTGAGGGTACTCATCAGGAGAAGTCTGAAAAGGACATTCAATTTGCAGTTCTTAAGTCAGCATCTTCTGCATTTAAGACTAAACTTAATGCAGTACTTCCTACTGAGTTTAGGATTGCTTAATATATAAGGAGGAAGAAATTCCTCCTTATTTTTTATACATTAATTAAATCTATATTATTATGGTAGTATTTCAAGACTTGAGAATATCTTCTGATGGTATGGAGATGTATATAGATGCCATTATAGCACCTTATGATTATTATGAAGGAGAATATATTGACAACATAGTAATTACTGATGATAATAATAAGGAAGTTTATAATAAGGTTATTCCTGAATCTGAACATAATAAACAATTAAGTTTATACCTTAAACCAACAGACTTTTCACCACAACTTAATACATTTAATAATAATATATTCTATGTTACTGTAAGTATTGGTGGTATTCCTGACTCACAAACTGATTGTGGTTGGGATGATATAAGAACATTGGGAGTAGTACTTAATTGGCATCCTATATATCAAATGGGTATGCAGTATATGAGAAATATGGTAAGTTCTCATAATTGTAAAGTTCCTAAAAACTTAATAGATTATATATTAAGATTAAAATCATTTGAACTTGCTCTTAAAACTTCAAACTTTGCTTTAGCCAATAGTAAATTTAAAGAGTGGTTTATTAATAATAGTCCTTCAGCACCAACTACTCCTTGTGGTTGTAGATAATTACATTATGAGAGAAAAGATTATAACAAAACAAGCTTCAAATGCACTTGAAGAATATTTTGACATATTAACTAAAACAGGTTATTTAGATTATGAAACAGTAAATAAGTTATTGGTATTCTTATTTATTGATGATATTCTTAATACAGAAACAAGTGCATATGTTACTAATGAAGACTATAATACTTTAATGGAAGTTCTTAATATAATCTATGGTAATGTTTGCTTTTTATCTTATCCTGATTATGTTAAGGAAACTCCTCAATTTAATACAATATTAGCTACTTGGTCAGGTTTACAACCATTTATGCAGGCTGAGAATAAAAATCTTGGTTTTACTGAATTTGGTACTACTACTCATAGTGAATATAAAACAGAGTTTTGGGATGAAACTTGGTCAGGTAAAGAATAGCTTTATATTACAATAATTAACATACTTAAACTGTTGTATAAGAATAAGTTTTTACTTAATTTTGTACAACAGTTTTAATTTTATTTAGTTGATATGAATAGTTCAATTACATATAGAGAAATAGTATATTTTGTTATAGATGAATTAAAATTAATATCAGATGATAGTACTTTTACTCCTGAACATATAATCTTTTTAGCTGATAAAATGAGGGCTAAATTATTATATGAAAGGTATAAAGATGCAAAGAAAGGAGACCCTGCAAGAAGTAATTATCAAACTATTAATTTTAAATTAATACAAGTACCTGCTATTGCTGGTACTAATTGTTCAGGTACTTATTTAAGAAC